GCGGATGGCACAAGATATAATTGATTCAGACTTGTATGACCCTGCTTTGCGACCCATGCGAGTGATATCAAACGCTATTCAGATAAAGGTTTGGTGAGGGGTGGCCCTGTTTGCTCTCCTAGTTTTATACAAGATGGGGATTTAAAATGAACAATGGGGACAGGATTCTAAAACAAACCCACATTTCAGCAGCAGGAATACTTACCCAAAGCAACGCTTGGAAAGTACTACGATACCTCGAGCATAAGATCGAAATCAACGATCACCTGCAAGGCTCCAAAAGGGTGCTAATCGATGGGCGTACTGAAGGAATAGAAGACAACAAATATACCATTAGAGACAAGCTGCCCGTTGCAGTGGCAGTAAGGGTGGATAACAAGCGGGCATACGTTTTGAATCTCAAACGTTTGACTCGCACTAGAGATGTACCTGTGGAGATGGCGTTGGCTACGGTCAGGGCTCTCAACGAATAAAAAGGTTTGGTGAGGGGTGGCCCCTGTAAAACAATCAACACTCTGAAAGGAGTAGAGACTGGTTTGCAAGGGAGTAGGGCCTGGGCCACCCCGCGCCATACACCCCCCCCTACCCCTGGCCACAGGAATAGTCTTGTAATACCAGACTAAACCACACGATCGTGATATACGTGGTATACTCCTTACATATTCTTGGGGGAGTTAGAGGTTAATCAATGCCGGCTAGACCATGGCGCTACCCCAAAGGGATGAGGGAAGCGGTCTATCAACGAGACAATCACGCTTGTCGTATCCGGCTGCCTGGCTGTACTGGCACTCCCACTGATCTTGATCACATAGTGCCGGTTAAAGACGGGGGAATGACCTCAATGGATAATCTACGAGCGGCATGTCATGAGTGTAATCAAGCTCGTGCAAATGGGGGCCCTCGCCGTGCTTATACTCCCCCTGAGCGCTGGTAAAGACACGTTGGCCCCTAGGGGGGACCGCGTCCGACGGGCTGGATGAGACAGCCTACCGTCAGGCCCCTCTTCTTTTTCTTTCTGGAGGACTTTTTAGTGGCTTCTCAGCTTGTCGCGCTTGAAAAACAGTTGGTTGCGGTTGGTATTTCTGATATTTGGGCGGCGGAAATCGAAATGTGTAGGGGTCTTGCTGCGCTTCTTGATAAAGATCCGGACCCTTTTATCTGGCGCGAGTATCGTCAGGCTTTGAAAGCTTTCAGAGAGGTTTTGAACGAGCATGACACTGACCCCTCCCAAGACTTGGATGCAGAGTGGGATGCCCTTGGTGGATCCTCTGTTCGAGACACCGAGGAGTCCTGAGCGTTTAACTGAGGGGCATCGTGTAGGCTGGATTGCGGGGAAACTTGGTTACCCGTTGATGCCTTGGCAGCAGCTGGTTGCTGATGTTGGTAAGGAAATGATCCCGGCGGATGAGCAAACCTCTGAGGTTTTGGCTCGTCAGGGGGTTGTTGAGCCGGCTGGTGGGTATCTGGTTCCTGCTTATCGTGAGGTTGTTGTCACTGTTATGCGCCAGTGTGGCAAGACTTCGTTGGTTTTGGCTGTTGAATGTGAGTGTATGTGGACTCCGAATCGGACTGTTGCTTACACTGCGCAGACTGGTGTGGATGGCCGGCAGAAGTATACTGATGATCAGATCCCGATTTTGGAGGAGTCTGGGCTGGCGGATAAGGTGCGCCGGCATTATCGTGCTGCTGATAATACTGGTTCGTGGTGGTGGAATGGGTCGAGGTTGAAAGTGTTGAATGTTGGCCAGTCGCCTGGTCATGGTAAAACTTTGGATCTGGCCGTGTTGGATGAGACGTTTGAGGATAAGGATGATTCGCGGGAGGGAGCTTTGCGGCCTGCGATGAGGACGAAACCGTTGGCCCAGTTTTGGCAAACGTCGACAGCTGGCACTCAGGAGAGTGTTTTTCTTAAGCGGAAAGTGGAGTTGGGGCGTGCCGCGGTGGCTGCTGGTAAGCGTGAGGGTATCGCGTATTTCGAGTGGGCTATCCCGGATGATGCGGATATTTATTCGCCAGCGGTGTGGGCCGAGTATATTCCTGCTTATGGTGTGACTATTACTGAGCGGGTGTTGCAGAATGACGCGGATAACATGTCTGAGGGTGAGTTCCGGCGGACTGCTGGTAACCAGTGGACTGAAACCGCGGAAAGGTTGATCCCGTCGGATTGGTGGTTGAACGCGCAGGTAAAGTCGTTGAGGGCTGCACCTGAGGTGTATAGTGTGGAGGCGAAACCTGATCGGTCGAGCTCTTGTGTGTTCCGGGCCGACAGTGAAGGAAATGTTGAACTAGTCGCTAGCCGGCCCGGAACCTCTTGGATTGTTGAAGAGTTCGAGGCGAAGGTTTCTAAGTTCGCGCGGATTGTTATTGACGGGTTGGGGCCGGCAGTTACGGTCGGGGATGACTTGCAGAAGGCTGGGTTTACTATCACCCGGTTGAATTCGTTGGAGTCGAGGGGTTGTTGCGCGCGCATGTTTGACAGTTTGGCTGATGCACTTATTCATGTTCAGTCTGATTCCCGGCTTGATGAGGCGGCTGCTAATGCTACTCGTCGCACGACCGCGGATTCTTGGGTTTGGCATAGAGAAGCTATCGGCGGAGAGTTGTTAATGGGGTTGTCCCTTGCTTTTTCGGTGGGGGTTACTAGCCCGTCGCAGACTCCGATGATTTCATGGAACTGATCCGGTTTGCTGCGGTGCTTGCTGTTGTGGGTACCGTTTTTGTTGTTGTTTCTGTCTGGTTTATTGCTTCACCCTGGTGGGCGTTGCTGGTGACCGGGCTGTTTTTATTGGCGGCGGGACTCACATCTTTAAGGAGTTTGAATGGTTGATGTCCTGACTGCACTTTTGGGTAGATCTTCAGTGGAGGAACGGTCCTTCGGGGACGCTCTTGAATATTTTAATTTGGATGGGAACACCTCTTGGGGGGCTAACCCGTTCTTTCATCAAACGTTACGGGGCGATAAGGAGGAGGTCGGGCGAGGGTTTGAGGGTTACACGGCTGGTGTTTATCGTGGAAACGGGATTGTTTTCGCGTTGGAGCAGGTCCGTATGCAAGTGTTTTCTGATGCGAAACCTATATATCAGCGGCTGATTGATGGCCGGCCCGGTGAATTGTTCCTTGATACGACCTTGGACATGTTGAGAAATCCTGGTGGGGGGATGACTGGCCGACAGTTAATGCGCCGGTCTATCGCGGAAGCGGATCTTGCTGGCAACAATTTTACTGTCCGCAGATCGGGCTCGTCTCGTATCCGGACTGTCCGTCCGGACTGGATGACGATTGTTCTCGGTGTGCCCGATGGTATGGATGACCTTGATGCCGACCCGGTTGATGACCTTAATGCTGAAGTGGTTGGCTACTTGTATCATCCTGGTGGTCGGCGTGCCCAAAACGAGGCTGTTCCGTTGCATGTGGATGAGGTTGCCCATTGGGCTCCTGTTCCGGACCCTCTTGCGTTGTATCGTGGGATGAGCTGGTTGACTCCGGTGCTTCGTGAAGTCCAGTCGGATGGTGCCGCGGTTACCCATAAACAGAAGTTTTATGAGAATGGTGCCACCCCGAACATGGTTGTAACTCTTGATTCCGCTCTTTCCCCTGACGTTTTCAAACAGTGGGTAGAGATTTTCAACCAGAAGCACGGGGGAGCCGCAAACGCTTATAAGACTTTGTTCTTGGGTGGTGGCGCGGACGTGGATGTTGTCGGTCGTGACTTCGGGCAGATTGATTACGCAGCCACGCAGGGGGCGGGAGAAACCCGGATTGCGTCGGCTGCTGGTATTCACCCATCAGTTGTTGGGTTTAGTTCTGGTCTTGAAGGTTCCGCGTTGAACGCGGGTAACTATTCAGCCACCCGCAGAGCGGTCGCAGATAAAACGTTCCGTCCGTTGTGGGGTGACTATTTCGAGACTGTATCGAAGCTAGTGAAACCCCCGCAGGATGCGAGACTCTGGTATGACGACCGGAGTATTGAGTTTTTACAGGAAGACCAGAAGGACAACGCTCAAATACAGTCAACTCGAGCGCAGTCTATTAGAACACTTATTGATGCTGGTTACACATCCGAGTCTGTTGTGAAGGCTATCACGAATGATGATATGACCTTACTGGAGCATTCTGGTTTGTTCAGTGTCCAACTTCAAGAAGCCGGTGCGTCTGTTGACAGCGCTGCTACCCCCACCCCCACCGAGGAATCTTCTAATGAATGAACGCCAGTCGCGCTCTTACGATTTTACAATTGCCCGTGCCGATTCCGGCGATGATGGTTTAACCCTTGAAGGGTATGCCGCGGTGTTCGACACACCGACAACTATTAACGATTTTCTTGGTGAGTACACCGAAACGATCGCTCGAGGGGCGTTCTCTAGAACAATTAATGCTCGCATGCCGGTCTTACAGTTTGATCATGGTACCCATCCGCTTATCGGGTCGATCCCTCTGGGGGCGATCCGTAAGCTAGCTGAGGATGATCTTGGTTTGTTTGTTCGTGCTCGCTTGTCTGATAACTGGCTGATTCAGCCGGTACGGGACGCGATCATGGACGGGGCTGTTGATGGCATGTCGTTCCAGTTTTCTGTTACGCAGGATGATTGGAATGAGGATCGTGACGCTCGGGTTATCCGTGAGGTTAAGCTTTATGAGCTTGGCCCAGTTGTTTATCCGGCGTATGAGACTACAACGGTCGGCGTTCGTTCCGAGATTGCGGGTGTTTTGTCGTGCGAAGATCTTCGTACTGACCTGGCCCGTGCCATAACTTTTGCTTCACCCGAACCCGCCTCTCGCACTTCGGATGAAGACACCGACAACCCGGCAGACCCGCCACTTGTCGTGCCAGATAGGCAAGCCGCGAAAGCAGCACTGAAAATCGCTGCTGTTGCTGCTATGCCTTCCGATTACTTAAAGGAGAATCATAATGAGTGAGAAGTATCTCGCCAGGCTCTCTGAGATTCGCGATGAAGCGTCTGAACTACGTGATGAACTTACTGTTCTCATGGAGCTAGACGAGCTCGATGAAGCTCAGGAAGCCCGATTTAACGAACTTACTGGAGAGGATTCACCTATCCAGGGGCTTCGTGTAAAAAGAGACGACGTAGAAAAGCGTCTTGCTATCCTCAAGGCTGCTAGCAATGTTGCTAACACCGAGGTTGGTGAGGGTCCGTCGGCTCCCCAGTTTATGAAGAAAACCGAAACAGACGTCGATCTTCGTACCGCTAACCGCGGTGAGGTTCGTGACGCTGCCCTTGCTATCCTTTCGGATGAGCATCGTTCGCAGGATGTTCCAATTCTTGATGAGTCCGCCAAGAAGGTGGAGAAGCTTATCAGGTCTCGGACCCGTCACACCGATGGCGATGTTATCGCCCGTCGATTGATTCTTACCGAATCTGATGCTTACCGTTCAGCTTTCGGGAAGGCCATGACCCAGGCCCAGCCTGCATGGACCCCCGAAGAGGCTGCAGCTATTAGCCAGTTCCGTGCTGCGGAACAGTCGTTGACTAACGAGTCTGGTGGTTTCGGTGTTCCGGTTCTCATTGATCCGACGATCATTTTGACTTCGGGCGCTGAGACTGCACCCCTTTTGGGTGTGTCTCGTATTGAGAACATCACGACCAACGTTTGGAAGGGTGTCAGCTCTGCCGGTGTTGCGTTCGCGAATGAAGCTGAAAACGATCCGATTGCTGCCCAACAGGCCACGCTCGCCCAGCCGACTGTGACCCCTGAGAAGGCCGCCGCGTTCATCCCTTACTCGTTTGAGATTTCGGGGGATTACCCGAATTTCGCGGGTGAAATGAGCGCGCTGATCGAACAGGCGTATGTGGATTTCCTTGCTGCCGAAACCGCCACTGGTGCGGCTGGTGTTGTAGGTATCTTCACGGCTATTGATGCCACGGCTGGTTCTGAAGTTGCTGTCACTACTGACGGTAGTCTCGGACCAGAGGATGCTCTTATCCCTTATAAGGATTTGAATGAGCGTGACCGTGCGCGGTCAACCTGGTTCATGGATGTATCCGTTGAATCCCAGCTTCGTGTTGGTGCCGACGGTTACGGAACCCGTGACCTGTCAAGCGATGGTATCGGTCCGCTTTTGGGCAAGAGGGTTCTGCTCTCTGACTATGCCCCAGCGTTCTCCGGAACGACTGGTGCCTCTAACCTTGCTATCCTCGGTAACTTCCAGAAGTACGTTATCGCCCAACGTGTGGGCATGAACGTGGAACTGGTACCTCACGTCTTCGACGGTGATGGTCTACCGAAGGGCCAGCGTGGTTGGCTCGCATGGGCCCGTGTTGGCGCTGATAGCGTCGATGACGGTGCTTTCCGTTTGCTCCAAAACCAGTAGGTTTTAGAGCCCTAGTGTGGGAGGGGGGTGCCGAACGGTCACCCCCTTCTCGCTAACCGTTCAACTACCGTTAATAAAGGAGTAACGATGAGAATCGTTTATGCCATTTCCACATCAACCGTTGGTCTCGGTGGCCAACTCGCAAGGGTAGTCGTGGGGGAACCCTGGGATGCTGATGATCCCGTAGTGAAAGCCCACCCTGACTTGTTTGAAAAGAAGCCACGTATGGCGCGCACTTCGAAAATGGCGACCCCTTGGGTTGAGACTGCAACTGCAGTACCCGGAGCTTCGCGTAACGCCAGGCGTTGAGCGTTTTCGTAGGATACCTACACCCAAACCATATTTCCGCATCGTTCCACAAGTCGGTCAACGATCTACGGTTTTATGATCTAGCGACTAACCAGAATATTTCTGGTTGGGGTCCGGTGAGATCTTCGGGGTATGGGATACCGGAAGCTCGTAACACGATCGCTGATCATGTTATGCGTGAACCACGGTTTGAGTGGCTGGTATTCATTGACGGAGATATGGGTTTTGAACCGGATGTGGTAGACCGGCTTCTCGAGGTGGCAGATCCTGAGGAGCGGCCGATTGTCGGTGGGCTTTGTTTTGCATATCAGGACCAAGGGTTTGACCAGTACAATGGGGTACGGGGGCAGCCTCGTCCCACTATTTATGATTGGGACGGCAATGATTATCACGGGCGGATGCACTATCCGGTTAACCAGCTAGTAAGGACTGCTGCGACTGGGACTGCCATGCTGATAATCCATCGCACCGTGTTAGAGCGGGTGCACGAGAAGTACGGGTGGGCCTGGTTTGATAGGATCCCCCGGAAGAAAACTTCGGTTGGTGGCGGACCGTTCGGTGAGGACATATCGTTCTTTATTCGTGTGAACGCACTGTCAATTCCCACGTACGTACATACGGGTATTCGCACGTCGCATCACAAAGAGATTTTCGTGCAGGAGGAAGACTTTTGGCTCTCGTTTCTAGCGCCCCCAGCGACAACCCCCGTCGATGTTATTGTGCCTACTGTAAAGGCAAGGACTGCGAATGTGGTTGCGCTAAATACCTCGTTGAAAGCATCAACAGGACTTGCTCGGCTTGTTCTTGTACTGGACGACGAGGAGCATCGCGAGGAATTGGAACGATTAGGGGTCGACACAGGGGATTCGATAATCCAGCCGGGGTTATTCCCAGTGAAGGTGAATGCGGGGTTTAAAGCGACTACCGCCCCCTGGGTTCAAATGGTTGGCGATGATTGTATTTTCCATCCGGGTTGGCTTGACCATCAACAACACGTAGCGGGCTTGTACGGGGCGAAAGTGGTCGGGTCTAACGATCTAGCAAACTCGCGAGTTATGCGCGGGGAGCATGCAACTCATTGGATGATAGACCGGGACTATATTCTTGAAGAGGGGGCATCCTGGGATGGTCCAGGGATCCTATGCCATGAAGGGTATCACCACTGGTACACTGATGATGAGATTGTTGCGGTCGCTAAACAACGTGACGTGTTTCAATCCGCTTTAGGCGCGGTCATTGAACACTTGCATCCTATCACTGGGCTTGTGGAATCCGATGAGGTGTATGAGCAGAACGATTCGTTCGCTGATCAGGATTTGCGGACGTTCAAACGGCGGGTGAGGGCTAACCATGTCTGAATTTTCTGACTGGTTTGAATCGCGTGGACCGTCGATGACGTATTGGAAAGGCGTCCAGGTTGTTAAACACCCTTCGGACCTGTTCGCGATAGCGAAGATTATTTGGGATACGAAACCGGATATTGTTGTTGAAACGGGAACCTGGCATGGCGGGTCGGCCCTGTTTTATGCGGATCTGGGGGTTGAGGTTCATTCTATCGATGTTGCCCCTTCGAAAACCCCACCGGAACACCCGAATATCACGTATCATCGTGGTTATTCGACAGCTGCAACAATCCACTATTTTGTTAGTGAGGCGTGTCGGGGTAAACGCACGATGGTGCTGCTTGATTCTGACCATCACAAGAAAACAGTTTTGGACGAGCTCGGGCTTTATGCAGGGCTTGTCACCCCGGGTTGTTATCTAGTAGTGGAAGACACTCTGCTGGGTGTTGAAGTGTGGAATGAACCGGATAACAGTTTTGTTGACAATGGCCCTGCGGCCGCTCTGAGTGATTGGCTGCCGGATCATCCCGAATTTGTACTCGATTTTAATGCTGAACCTGTTGGAATCAGTCAAAACCCGGGGGGCTTCTTATTGCGCTCCCACGGATGATTCTTGTGTTTGCTTATACTTGTTCACCGATCGGCCAGAAACGTCTTAAAACGAGCCTGGGGCACCTTAAATGAGGCTCTCGTTCCTTATAGCTACCGTTCCGGACCGGAAATCGTTGCTATCACGCATGTTGCACTCCGTGCTAGCTAATCCAGGGGTGAACGATCTTTATGAGGTGCTAGTTTTCGGTGGTACCAAAACCCCCCACGGAGACAAGATCAACTATATGGTCGAGAAAGCCCAAGGGTCGCACATTGTCATACACGATGACGACGACTGGATCACCACTGATTATGTGGCACAGGTTGAACCGTTCAACCAAGATTTTGTGGGGCACCGGATTGTGGCAATGGTCAACGGAAGATACGATCAGACAGTCTCCCATTCTGCTAGGGATGAAGGCTGGAACGGGCATCAACGGGGTGTGTCGCAGAAGTGTCCCATTCGACGTGAGATAGCGTTGAAGGTTCCATACCCGTCCGACTATTACCAGGACGGAACATGGTCCGCTGAAATCCAAACCCATGTCGAGTCAGACGTGTTCGTTGACCGTGACTTGTACTTTTACGATTTCCAAGTCCGTGACCGTTACCGGTCAGTGGGAATGTGGCCCTATGAAAAGCAGGCGGTCCGATGGCTTTAACACACCTGATAACTGGCGGAGCAGGGTTCATCGGTTCACACCTGGCTGAAAAGTTGATACTACGAGGACACGAAGTCATCAATATCGACAACCTGACAGGCGGGTGGGCCGAGAATGTTCATGGCCCTCTAATAGAAGAGGATCTAGTCACAGCCAACCTAGACGACTTGTTCGAAACGTTCCGTCCTGATTATGTGTGGCACCTCGCAGCATATGCTGCGGAGGGGTTGTCTCACTGGGTCCGCGAGTTCAACTACCAGAACAACGTGATCGGATCTGTCCGGCTCATCAATGCTGCAGTAAAACACGGGGTGAAACGATTCGTGTTCACGTCATCGATGGCCGTCTACGGTTCGCAAGAACCCCCGTTCACCGAGCAAATGTTGCCGAGGCCGGAAGACCCCTACGGGATCGCTAAGTATTCCGTGGAACAAGACCTTCGGGTGGCAGGCGAACTATTCGACCTGCCGTACATGGTTTTCCGGCCTCACAACGTTTACGGCCCGAACCAGAACATCGGCGACCCGTATCGGAACGTTGTCGGCATTTTCATGCGGCAAGCCTCGTTGGGGTTGCCGTTGACCGTGTTCGGTGACGGTTCCCAGACTCGAGCGTTCTCGTATATCGACGACATTGTCCGCCCGATGGTCCATTCCGTCGGCCTGGATGCGGATGGGGAAACGTTCAATATTGGTGGTGAACAGGTTGTCACGATCCTCGAATTAGCGGAAAGGGTGTCTGCCTTGTTTCCCGGGTCGGTAGTCGAACACTTGCCGGAACGGTACGAAGCGAAACACGCGTTCTGTGACCACACGAAAGCCCGTGACATGCTCGGGTTTGAACCCCAAACAGGGTTAACATTTGGACTCGAGTGGATGGCTGATTGGGTAAAAGAAACCCCGATCCGATGGTCACAAACTCCGCACATTGAAGTCCAAAAAGGATTACCCGACTTTTGGAGGGATAATGCGAAAACCCATTTATCTGCCGTCTGACTACAAGAACCGAACCCGAACGGTCATAAAAGGACGAGCAAGGTCGGGTGAGATTTCCCCTAAGGGGATCGTGGCCGAAACGGAAGATTGGGAAGGTCGCATCAAGGCTGATGTTGGGCCTGCTGCCGTCCGGTACGTCTTCGAAGACGGTAAGTTTCGTCGGATGACCCTTAAAGAACAAGTGGCTAAGGGTTACTTCTATTTAGGGCGCGGGCCCACAGGTATAAGAACAACAGTAAAGGAAGGCATTAATGTCAAACGTTGACAGGCTACGGGCTGAACTGGCCCTGGCGGAAGCGGAAGAAGCGTTCCGTCAAAAGAAAGCGGACGGCGCGCTGACAAACGAGGATCGTTTGGAACTGCGTCGAATCCGACAGGAATACCGGGACGTTCATCGTAGCCCTGTGGCTGATGGTGCTGCTCCTGGTTCAATAGGAACTAGCGCGGAGGCGTCTATCTAATGGCTATAACTGCCTCGGGCCTGTATGGGCTCACTCTCGAGAAAATGTTCATCGACACTTTGGGCGAAAGTCTGGAAGCTGAGGACAACAAACTTGGTTTGGTGTACGACGCTCACACCCCGGACTTCGACTTGGACGACTTTCATGCGGACCTCGACAACGAGGTCACCGGCGGCAACTACGCCAAAGAGGCTGTCTTGTCGACTGAAATCACTTTGGCAACTGGCACGTTGACGTTCGATGCTGCGGACACCGTGTTTGATAATGCTGGCGCTGACGACGTGACTATCACTGACGCGATGGCTGCAATCCTGTGGACCGAAGTCGGTTCGTCTGCGACTGACCAGCTGGTTGGTTGTTGGGACTTTAGTACTGCGGCCAGCTGCACGAACAGTACATTTACCGTCCAGTGGAACGGGTCAGGGCTTTTTACGCTCGATTTCACTCCTTGACCTGGGGTTTTACCTTTTTGAAAGGAGCCTTGGTTGGCTACTCAATTCGTTGTTCTTGAATCAAGACAGAAAAACAACGGGTCGACTGTTGTTGTCCATACGGAAACCCCGGCAGGGTCTAACGCTGCTGGGGTCGTGTGGGCGACGGCGTTGTCGGAGTCGTTCGGTGGGGTGTTTGTGTCTGCTGTGCCGGTGTCTGTGATGCCGGGTGGCCGTCAGGCTGAGTTGGATGCTGGCACCCGTTTTGAGTGGTCTGTCAACGTTCAGTATGACGCGAATGATACGAACGTGAACAAGTTGGCGGCTGTTGAGTCTGCTATCACTGCGGACGAACCTGTTCAGCTTGTCTATTTCCAGAACCGGCTCAGGTTTTGGGGTCAAACGGGGAGCGTCTAAATGGCTTTGACTTGGGCGGCTGAACAATCCATCACTCAGTTAACTACGGTCAATCAGACTGAGCAGACTTCGACGGCGTTGGATTTGACCGCGTCGTATTGGACGAAGGTGCAAGTGACAGTCAACTCGTCGGGGACGACGGACAACTGCATCATCCGTGTGTATAGGTCGTTGGACGATTCGGTGTATGACGATATTGCGTCCGCCGAATTCGAGGTTGTGATTCCCGACACGAACGACACGCCGTACACGTTCGACCTTGGCCCTGGCGAAAGGTATGTGAAGTTGGGGGCTGAGTCTGCGGGCGCGACGGACACTTACACGGTTGATGCTGACTATCAGCGTTTGACGAGCGTGTGATGTGCAGCGGACCAAACCTTCTGTTTGGGTTCCGAACCTTGGTTCGATAGATCCCAACTACGGTCGCCTGTGGTCGGATTGTGTTTCGTTGGTCCCGTTTTGGACTCCCGGCGAAACCGACAACCTTTCCGCTTTCGATTTCGGTCAACGGAAACTGTTGACTTCGGATAGCGGTGTGGACGGGTTTCCTGTTGCGACCCCTTATGGGTCTGGTTACGAGTTCGACGACCCTAATGACGGTGACGGGTTGAACGTGATGTCTCATGCTGAGTATGGGCGTTGGTTTGCTGGTTCCTCGAACGCAACGTTTTGGATGGTTGGTGCCTACCGGACTGATTATTCGGGTTTGCGTGGTTGGGGGAAGGGCGACGGGACCACCGTTCAGGATGTCGGTTTGGGGACTACGAACGGGAACGCAGCTAGGTTTGAGTGTCGGATCGGGTCGTCTGATATTGACATTTCGTCGGCGATTTCGGCTTCGACCTACTACCAGTGGTTCGGGGTTGTCCGTGACGGTGTCGCTGAACTGTGGGTTGTTGACGGGTCCGATTTGAGTCTTGTTGCTTCTAACTCGTCGGAGGCTGGGTCGACTATTGGTTCGACGGCTTCGTCGCAGGATTTGGCTTTGGGGAATGTTGGCGCTGGGGAGTCTGACAACGCCCGCGCTTGGAACGGTCCTCTTGTGGTTGCGGGTGCTTGGACTAGGGCACTGTCGGAACCGGATATGCGGTTGTTGCAGCATGACCCGTTCGGGATGGTCCGTCCGGCTTTGTGGCCGGTGGTGCCGTTCTCGGTTGTGTTGACGGTGTCGTTGTATGCGACTGGTGATGGGAC